TTCTATCTTTTTTATTTTTAATTTTTTTTTTTGTAGAATATTTCAAACACAAAATATGATCTTTATTAACCGTATATGATTGATTTTGTACATTAGTTATTTTATACATCATATCTTTATTTCTACATAAAGATAATACTTTTCTTGGTGTACTATCATCTCCCATCAATACTTCCCCAATTTTAATATCTTGTACTAATTTAAATATACCATCATACATTAAAATTGGTGTATCAATTGCATGGCAACCTACTGGCCCATGAAGCAACAAATTGTTCCAATTATTGTTCTCAATGTTGTATTCCATTTTTTGTTTCATAATAGAGAAAAGATAATCTTTATGTTCTGAAAAATACCCATTTTCAATAAATTGAATATCTTTTTGCCATTTTAAAATATCTTCATTGTAAAAATTATATGTAATTAAATTTTCACTTAGAACTTTATAATACTTTAAATTAACAACATTACCATATTTAATTTGACGTACAACGAATTTATTAATATAATCAATATATGATTCTTTATTTTCTTCCTCTTTATATAAATTAATTTTAATATTATACTTTTTAATTAATACTTTATCTTTAACAGATTCTGAATATTCAGTTATAATATTACCATGTACGTTAAAATTAGTATCATTAAATTCAACTTGTTCATTATAAACAGGTGTATACTCATTGTCAATATAATTTACCAATTTATATGAAACATTGGTATTAAACATATTTGGATTTAATTGTATATATTTAATGATATTAACAATAGTTTCTTTAATATCTGAAACATCAATAGATAAATATATTTCTTTCTTCTTTTCTACAATTTGTATTTCTTCTATATTATCAACAGTTGTGACAATACTTGTTTCTTCTTTTGGTTTAATCATTTGTTTATATCTACTTTTAATATATAAATTATAGTAAGAACTTATTTTTTTATTATATTTATAAATAGACATACACCAAATAATAAACAATATATGATATTTTTTTTTACTTAATTTATTATAAATAGCATTAATTATATTATAATATTTTGTAATAATAGAATTAAATGGCAAATGTGTAAACCCTGTGCTTATCATATTTGCAACCTTAAAGTTAATCATTGACATTACTTGAAACGTTTGTGCATTTATATTAAACCTTCGTTGAAGTTCATTGTTAATTGTTGTTACGATTATATTTAAATCTGAGTTCATATTATTATATTTATAATTTAATCAATTGTTTAATATATAAATTGTTTTTATTATTTATTAATATAATTACTATTTATTAGATTTAAATGAGTATAATAACAAATAATAAATTATTTATTTTTAATTTCATTTTAAATATTTACTATAATTAATAGTATAATAATATTTAAAAATGGGAAATTCTACAAGTTTATTTTCTCCAACAATTTTATATGGTGTTCAAGAATTATCAGATTATAAATTATTAAGTAAACAATTTTTAAAGGAATTCGGTATGTGTAGATTACCAACATTAATCAATGTTGATACTGGTCATAACTACGTGTATGGTATATATTTAACTTTAGATGATATTAAGGAAAATAAATTTGATGATAAGAAAGAAAAAGTTGATATATTTATTAAAATAATGAAAGAAAAATATGGGTTTGAAATGGGATCACCAGAAATCCATCTATGTCTAGACGGAAAGTCTAAATTAGATTCACATGTAATTTATTATGGTTTTGATGAAGAAGATGTAGAAGAGAGTTTGAGTGAATTGAATGCATTTTCAAATGATGATGATAGCGATAATGAAAGTTGTAAAAGTAATGATGGTAGTAATGAAAGTAATGACCTTGATTTAGATATTATTAATAAAATGGAAGAAACAAAAATACAACCAGACTCTCCAGAAAGTTCATATATTCCAAGTTTTTGGTAAGTTAATAACAAATAATTTTATTATTTTTTTTTATTATTATTTTAACAAATGATAACATATTTATATATAAACATTATGACTATAGCTAAGATAAATACAAATGTTGTAGATGAATATTTATCTTATGATAAATTATATGAAAACAGATATGAAAAATATATAGTTTTATTACAAGTAGGCAGCTTTATGGAAATTTACGGAATTGAAAAAGAACCAGTTAAATTGAAAGAAATTAGTAATATATTAAATATTGTATTAACTAAAAAGAATAAAAATATAGAAAAGATATCTAAATCAAATAGTTGGTTGTTAGGTTTTCCCTGTGTATCATTAGATAAATATATTAAAATATTAATTAATAATGAGTATACTATTCCGGTATATCGTCAAATTGAAGGTAAAAATGGTAAAAAAAATAGAGTGCTTGAAAAAATATATAGTATAACGACATATATAGATGATGACGTACAACTTAATGATTATAATAATATTACATCTATTTATATTGAACAAATAAAAGATAATTATTTAATGGGTCTATCTACAATAGATATAATAACATCTAAAAATAATATATATGAAATATATGTTAATGATATTAATAAACTACTAGAAGAATTAAATAGATATTTAATTATTCATAATCCAAGGGAGATTATATATGATAGTATAAGTTTAGATGAAAAAGATGAAAATATAATAATACATCTATTAAACAATATTACTAAAATTTTGCATATTAATAAAAATTATAATAAAGAGTTTAGTAAGATAACTTATCAGAATGAATTTTTAGGAAAGATATTTAAAAATACAAACCTTTTGAGTCCAATTGAATATATTAACATGGAAAGAAATACAATTGGATTAATAAGTTATATTTCATTATTAAATTTTATATATAATTATGATAATACATCTATAACTAATATTTCTAAACCAATTATTAATTATAATAGTGAATCATTAATTTGTCATAATAATGCATTATATCAATTAAATATTATTTCAAACGATAATAGAACAGATAGTTTATTTAAATATATAAATTATACATCCACACTTATGGGAAAAAGAAAATTAAAGAATAATTTAACTAATCCTATTACAAATATAGATGAATTAAATAAAAGATATGATATGATAGACATAATAAAATATAATAAAAAAATACAATATTTTATATCTTATGAAAAAAAATTAAAAAATATTATAGATATAGAAAGATACCACAATAAATTAAAAAACTGTGATATAACTCCGAATTTATACTGTAAGTTAAATGTATCATATATTAATATTATTGATTTAATTAAATTATCTAAAAAAGATTATAAAGACTATTATAATTATGAATTATTAGATAAGTTTAATGAGTATTATGATGAATATTTAAAATACTTTAATTTAAACAATATGCAATTTTATATTAATAATTTATATAAAACTTCTATTTTTAATGATAATATATTTGAAGATGTTGATAATATTATAACTAAAATAAAAGATACTAAATTATGGATGACAACGTTATGTCAAGAATTATCAGATATAATAGACAATAAATTATCATTAGAATTTAATGACAAAACTGGTTATTTTCTGGTTATTACAAAAGCCAGATGTAAAACTTTACAAGAAAAGATTAAAGAAAATGAAAAATATAAAGATTTATTATTTGACAATAGGTTAAAATCTATGGTAAAAATAACATCACCAGAATTTATTAATAAGTCATATGAAATTTTAAAATTATATAATAAATTAAATGTAATAATAAATCAAAAATATACATATGTTTGTAATTTATTATATACAAAATATTCAAAATGCTTTATTTATTTAAACGAATTTATATCTAATATTGATGTAATTATTAGTAATACCAAATTAGCACTAATGCATAATTATACAAGACCAAAAATTGATGATAAGTATGATGGAAAAAGTTATATTAGTTGTACAGATATAAAACATCCAATAATAGAAAGAATATTAGATAATGAAAGTTATATTTCTAACGATGTAAATTTTATTAATGATAAACAAACAGGGATATTACTATATGGTGTAAACGGGTGCGGAAAGTCAGCATATAGTAAGTCAATTGGTATAAATATTATTCTAGCACAGTCTGGTATTTATACATCTGCAGAAAATTTTGAATTTTATCCTTATAACAAAATTTTTACAAGAATTAATAAGAATGATGATTTATTTAGGGGGAGAAGTTCATTTGAAATTGAAATGTTAGAATTAAAAACTATATTAAATATGGCAGATAGAAACAGTTTAGTTTTAGGAGACGAAATATGTAGTACAAGTGAAAATATTTCTGGCTTATCAATAATTTCAACAACAATTAATAATTTTTTAAGAAATGATATATCATTTATATTTGCAAGTCATATACACAATATTAATAATTATATTGATAAGGAATTAATAGATAAAGTATATATTGGACATTTAACAGTTGAAATTAAAAAAAATAAATTAATATATACTAGACAACTAAAGGATGGAATTGGAGAAAGAAATTATGGTTTAATGGTGGCAAACTTTATATTTAATGATATAAAGTTTGAAAAAGAATCTTTAATAATACAGAATAAAATATTAGATAATCATAATCAAGAAGATAGTAAACATTTATTAAATACAAAAAAATCATCATTTAATAAAAAAGTATATGTTGATTATTGTTATATATGTAAAGATATGGACGATATAGAAAATAGAAATAATTTGGACACACATCATATTAAATTTCAATGTACATTTGAAAAGGGTGAAAACAAAGTAAAAAATATTAAATCTAATTTAGTAATACTTTGTAAATTACATCATCAACAAGTACATAAAGAATTAATTAAAATAAATAAGTGGAATAAGACATCAAATGGTTATGAGTTAGATTATATGATAATTTAAAATTGAATTTAATGATAATTTAAAATTGATTTTAATGATAATTTAAAATTGATTTTAATGATAATTTAAAATTGATTTTAATTGATCATAAATATACATAATAACTATGATTAATTCTCACGGATTTAAGCTTATTGATAACGAAAGTAATACATGTTTAAAAAGTATACTTGCAGATAAATTAAAACATCATTATAAAAATATTGAAAGTTATTTATCTGATGAATGTGTAATATCTGGTTCTACTTTATTATCATCATTAGTTAATAAAGAATTTGAATCTGATGATATTGACATTTATATTAATAATAGTGTAACATCTATTAATCACCCATTACTAGTATATTTAAATGAATATATGGAATCTGATAAAATTATTAATAATTATAATAGAATATCACATTATACCCCAGGATATCATAGAAGAACTGATTTATTTGATCGTAATATATTTAAATATAATAGATTTTATTTTGAATATAATAATACACGATTAAAAATAGATATAATTATTACATATGATTCACCAATTAAATATATTAAAAATCATTTTGATTTAAATTTAGTTAAAAACTATTATAACGGTATATTTATTTATTCATTAAATTATGATGATATAATAAATAAAATTGAGAAAACAAACAAAATTCCAATTGGACAAGGATTAATCAGATATAAAAAATATATAAATAGAGGATTTAAAATATACTTAAAAGGTATATTGATTGATGATAATTTATTAGATAATTCTGATATTCAAAGTTTTTATAAAAATCTTACACCAAAAACAGAATATATTAAAAAAAATATTATATGTGAAGAATTCTTTGAAAAATCTGATATTCAAACTTTTCAAAAATTTCTTACACTAAAAAAAGAATATATGAAAGAAATTAATATATGTAAATTTGGTAAAAATAAATTAAATGAATATAATTTAAGATTATTTAAATTAAAATTTTATCAAAAAATAATTAGAAATCAATTTAAGAAAAAACGACTTGTAAAAAATTTAAAAAAATATTCAGAATATTGTTTAAAATTATATTTATACCCTGGATCTCCATTTATGGAATTTTCTGCAGATAATTGGGATATCGTTGAAGATAAAAAAAATAACCAAATGATATATGTAAATAATAATAATAAAATTAAAATATTAAAGTTTAAATAATAACTATTATTTTTTTTAATTTAAAATTGAATTTATAACATTATAATATTATAATAACTATGAATCTTATATATAACATATTATTACAATTAACATTATGGGGTATTAGATATAATATATGTAATAGTGTTTTTAAATATATTTTACCAAATAAAATTAAAAATAAGTCAATAATAATATCATCATATTTTATATCTACAATTCATGCAATACAAATTTCATATGAAAGTATAAATAGTATTTATAATTTATTAGAATTTACAACACCTGAATTAATACAAATTCCATCTAATCCAACTATTGACTATTTAAACATATTTAATAATATTGTAAAAACAAATAATATGTTTTTAGGATATCTTATATATGATATAATTAATGTTATTAAGTGTTACCCATTACTTGGAAAAACTGATACTATATTTCACCATATTGTTTTTATATGTTGTAGTATAATGGGGGGTTATACAAAAATATTTGTATTCATTCATCCATGTTTATTGGTTGGTGAAATTTCAACTATATTTTTAAATAATAAAGTTTTGTTTAAAATATTAAATATATCAAATAAAAAGTTAAATTTAATAAATAATTTATTGTTTACATTGTTTTACTTTTTAACTAGAGTTATAATTTGGAGTATTAGTATAATATATTTATATATAAATTTAGATTATGTTACAAATTTTTATATATTAAAATATACATTATTTATATTTATATTATCTGGCTATATATTAAACATATATTGGTTTAAATTAATAATTAAAAAAATAAAATTAGAATTAAATAAATTAAGAAATAATACAATGTAATTTATCTATACATTTATTTTGTATATTATCAATTTCTAATTTATCTTTTATATTTTTATAATCTTCTATATTTTTATAATCTTTTATATTTTTATAATTCATAATTTTATTTTTATAAAAATTTTTTTTATGTATATGTTTTCTTATAATTTCTCTTGCTACATCATATTTAAATTTATATAAAAATGGGAAACCATTAATATATAAATTATTAATACAAATATGAAAAATAGAGAAATGAAATCCCCTTTTTACATATTTTATAATTCTATAATAAGAATCTTCAGTTTCTGGCATATGTGTAATGTTTTCATAGTGGTTAATTAAATTTATATGATATAATGAATATATTGACCTACCGTTATAATAATTTTTTACAATATTTAAATCACTTGTGTTTTTAATAAATTCAGATGGTTTTATATCAATTGTTAATAAATCTATTTTAATAATCCATTTGTTCTGTATATCATAAATATTATATATATTATAATCAACAATTGATTCTATATTATAATTATATGTATGTTTACAATATTCTTTTTTTCGTATTACATTACTAGTATTAAGAATATATAATAATTCATAATACAATTCATCATGATGATTTGCAAATATATCAATATCAATATATCTAGTTTCTCCATAATAATGATCATTAAGTATTCCAGATATTATCATAGATCCAGTAATTACTATATTATCACTTAATATTTCATTAATATCATTAAAAATATTACCATTACTTCTAAATTTTCTGTATAACGAATTTTTACACCTTTCAAAAATCTTATTATCTAATTTTTTATAATCCATTATCCATTTTATATTATTTTATACTATAAAATAAAATCAATTTTTTAATATATAATTATTTTATTTCTAAAAAAAAACTATTGATTAATAATATATAAATAAAAATGTTTTATATTTTAATTAATTTCTTATTTTTTAGTATTGTAAGTTCACATGGTGATATGAATGGTGATAGAATGCACCATGCTTTATATATGCATAATAATCTTAGAGCTAATAATACTGTTGTTCCTGCTGCTAATATGATAGAATTAACATGGAATAACTTTTTACAACAAGAAGCTGCTAATCTAGCAGAAACATGTGTTTTTGCACATAGTACTAATGGTTATGGACAAAATTTATATAGAACATCAAGGTTAGATGTTGATGATGCAATTCACAATGGGATACAAGCTTTTATAGATGAAATTGATGCTTATCGTGATCAAATTTTAAATGCCCCCGTTGATCGAATAGGTGTGGGTATATATGACCACGCAAGTCAAATTTTATGGGCCAAAACATCAGAGTTAGGATGCAGTTATAACCAATGCCAGTTTGGTATTTATCTTGTATGTAATTATTTAGAAGCTGGAAATTTTTTAGGAAGACCATGGTTTGAAGGCGGTCAACCATGTTCAAATTGTCCAGATTCTCACCCATTTTGTAATGGTAATTTATGTTCTGCGGTTGAACCAATAATAATAACTTTACCACCACCAACTGTAGCACCAACGTTGGCACCAACTGTAGCACCAACTGTAGCACCAACATTAGAACCAACTGTACCACTAACTATTGTTCCGTCCCCATCATTACCTATTTGTACATTACCGCCAGCCCCAATGACAAAAATTGTATATATTCCAATTGAAATCCCAAGAGATCATAATACAAATATTCAAGATATTATATCTCAATTTGTTTGTCCAAATAATTCAACTATACAAATTGATGATATAGTTGTCCCTAGTTCGTTTAGATCTAATTCTGCAAATAAAAAAAATATAATTAATATATTATTATTAGTATTGTTACCTTTAATATTATATATTTAACATTACTACATATATTTACTTTTTTTTTATTAAAATAATATATATATATATATTTAGACAAAGTTACATTAAAAATTGCTATACTTGTTATTGTATTATTATTAATTATTGCATCAATTGTTGCATTAAATATTTATTCTATTGCAACAATTACAGAATTTGTAGTATTTCCACACGGTATTACAATTATAATTGATATTATATCAATTGTTTTAATTTATAAAATTCATAAATATTATAAAAAATTAAAATAATTATAACATACTACTAATTTTTAAGAATTAATTATTTAATATTTCTTAAAAAATAATATATAATTATATTATATATATATCGATATCAATTTTTAATATATTTAAATTTTAAAAATGATGAAACGTGTATTTATATTAGCTTTAATGACAAAATATGTAAAATCCCACAGTTGGGTAAGTTGTACTGATTATGATACAAGTGATGCTATAGATGCGGTTTTCTATAATAATGAAAAATGTACAGGTTGGCCTAGATGTTCAGAAAATGCATTTCAAGATATTCAATTAAGTGGATTTGGTGCAGATTCAAATTTACAATTTGCTAGATCTCAAGATACGTGTCAATGTCCAATTGATTCACCAGATAATATATATACAGTAAATACACCTATGGCAAAATATGATCAAAAACAAACAGTATGTTTAGCATACGCAGCAAAAAACCACGTGGCCGATACGTGCGTAAATGATGGTTTTATTCCAGATGGTGGTGTTGTTATTACAAGAAGTTCACAACCAAATGATGACATTTTTGATGTTAACTATCAACATGGTAATGGAATTCATGTTTTTGGAGAAGTTGATTACAAAGGTTTCCAAAATTGTCCAAATTTTTGCGATGATCCTGATGGAGCACTATGTACAATTTGTTTCGATCTAGAAGACAATATTCAACCTGGTGAATACTCATTTAAATGGACGTGGGAATTTAACATAGACGAATTTTATTCTACATGTTGGGATGCTGAAATTTTAGCTGCTTCTGGTAATACAACTGTAGCACCAACCGTAGTGCCAACTCCCTCTGTAACACCAATTGATGAAGGAAATAGTCCTTGTACAATTACTATTCCACCATTCCCAACTCCAGCACCAACGCCAAATTCTACACCAACTACTCCCTTAACACCTGTGCCTACCACTAGTGCCCCACCTGTAACACCTGTGCCTACAACTCCAGCTCCACCTGTGCCTACTACTAGTGCTCCACCTGTAACACCAGTGCCTACCACTGAAATACCTGTAACACATAGTCCTTGTACCATCACAATTCCTCCATTCCCAGCCCCTCAACCAACTCCAGCCGTAACTTCATTTCCATCCCCAACACCAGCCGTAACTCAAGTAAATACATCAACAGAAATCCCAACATTACCACCAACATCACCTCCATGTATAATCTTGCCTCAAAACATAACTGTATATATCCCAGTAACAGTACCACACGATACAGATGTAACTAATATGACAACTGAAGAAATCATTGCTGAATTTGTATGTGCTGCTGATCCATAAATAAAAAAAATAGATAGAATGTAAATAAAATTAATCTACATTATAAAAGTGAAATTTTAAATTATAAGTGTTATTAGAATATTTATAACATTTTCTTAAAATTTTTTTTTTTAAATTGAAATTTCCACAAAAGAATATACCAATTTTGTCATAATCTTTATTTAAAAGTATTAAATTTTGAAACACATTTTTAAAATTTGGTTTATTTATAACTGTTAAATTATCTAAATATAAACCAGATACAATATCATATTTATTAATTTTATAAATATGATATTGTAAAAACTGTAAACAATTTTTAGAAAATGGTAAAATATTATAAGTAAAGAATACATATAGTTTAATTTTATCATTTAATTTATATTGATTAATACTATTTAATGTTTTCTGAAATATTTGAAAATCTGTATGATCATTAATTATCCAAATTATATTAATCATATCTATATGTTTATATTTATCATCGTTGTTATACATTTTATATATATAATCTCTTAAAAATGAAATAAATGTATTTATACCTACACCATTGGTTATAAATGTTATAACTTTGTATAATTTATAATATTGTAATACATTATTATAAGGACCATTAATATACATATATAATTGATTATTTTCATTTAAATTAATATAATCATGATTTACATAATTATTTTGTATTAAATAACTATGTAAATTATTTGTCCATTTTCCTAAAATTTTAATATATAAAATAATATAATCATCTTCTGGGGATGTAACAATACTAAAAGTATGCCATTCTAATTTTGAAATTTGTGGGAAATTAATTCCAATATCCATATTGGAATTATCAAACCATTTTTTTAATTTTTCATTTTTAAAAAATGTTAATCTAATAAATTTATTCTTATAAATGTCGGATTTAATACATTTTATTTTATGCAAATAGAAAAATTTATCTCTTTTATTAAACATAAATATAATTAATATAGGTAATACCCAATGTAATATTTTTGTTTTTCTCAACCAGTTATCTCGACCATGTAAATAAAATATCACAAACCATAATAAAAACGAATATGTGTGTATAATATAAAATGTACTATGTCTTATTTTGTTTTTAAAATATAAATATATGATATAAATATTTATAAAAATAATAATAATTAACAAAATACCAGTCCATATGGAAATAATAGATAAATAATATATTATACTATGGTTCATATTTTCATTTAAATTTAATTTATCTAAATTTAAATTATTCCATATACAACAATTATTGATTGATGATATAGTATAAAAAGAGAATATATGAGAAATTGCATGTATAATACTACATATAAATATTACACTTCCACACAAATAATGAAAATGAAAATCAAAATAATATGGCATATAAATTATAAATAATTTTATATTGTTTACAATACGATTATAATATGTACTATTAGTTTTGTCCAACATCTTATAATTTATTAAATTAGCTATTTTAAATATATTATTAACTAAACTTGGTATAAATATCAATACAATATTTATATATATTAATCTTGCGCTACCTTTTGCAACTCCCACATACACCTCAAATTCATCTAATAAATTTGGCAAATGATAAAATTGATAAAACCTAGTAATAAAGAAAAGTAAATTAAAAATAATATAAGCTAAAATAAAAAGTATTTTATGTAGATAATACAATATAAAATTATAATATTTATAATATTTTTTATGTTTATAATATTTATATAAAAAATTTGGTTGAAAGTAATCAATAGAATTATTAATATTATTAATGTAAACCTTTGGATAATTATCTAAATAATCATTATATAAAATAATAAATTGGTCATAATTTATATTGTTAAAATTATTTATATTATAAAATGATTTAATATTATCAATTAATGAATTTAAATTAAAATTATATAATTTAAATATTTGTTCATAAAATTTAATAAAAATATTCATCGTTATCGTATCATAATCAGTTATAACAATATTATCTATATCCGTAAATAAATTATTATCAAAATTGATATCTTTATATGTTATAAAATGTACAATATTGAAAAACAATAAAGATATAGATTGGTTATATATTTTTTTTACAATGTTATTTGACATATTTAATAAAAAAATACTAATTATTAAATATAATATTATATATTCAATATAAAAATTTATATAACAATGAAATCAATACATTCTTCATGAGAATAAAACCCAAAACTATCTACAATAGAATTGTCATTATTATGTATGAAACAATATTGACATAAATAATTATTATTTTCATTAATAGAACTTCTACATATTGGACAATTATTATTATGTATAAACCATTTATATAAACATTCTAAATGATAATAATGTTTACAATTTGTTTTAATAAAATCTTTTTTTGTAACATTTTCTAAACAAACAACGCAAATATTATTATTAATATTAACATTATTATTATGTTCTAATAATGTTAGTTTATTATATAAAACATATGGAGTATTACATAAATAAACATAATTATAAATTCTTATAAAATTTTCAATATCATATAAATTTGGACAATTATCTATAATTATTTTTTTATTTTCTACTAATATTAATTCAATATAATTATCAATATTTGTTTTTATAGTTTGGTCAATAAATTTATATTTTAAAAGATTGACAGATTTTAAATATTTTAAATTTATACAACTAATAACTTTTAATTCATAACAAAACATATCATGAATGTTTAATAAAAACAAATTATCTAAAATATTAAGAGTTAGTTTTTTACATATATTAATATCAATGTCTAAATATAATAAATCACTACAATAACTAATACTAATATCATCCACAACATTTTGTAATTTTATATCCAATTGTTCAATAATTTTATTATTTGTAATAATTATATTATTACAATTACCATAAATTGTTAAATCTAATATATCATTACATTCTATAATATTAATTTGATTACAATTTATATTTACTAACGTATTTATATTATTATCTAAATTTGAAAGTATATTAATATTATTACATTTATTTAATAATATATTTTCAATAATTTTATTATTAAATTTAATAAAATTTAATTTATTACAATCTGTTATATTTAAAAATATTAAATTATCAAAGTTTACAGTTTTTTTAACACATTCATTATAATTATATAAAATATTATAATTTAAAATCATATAATCCAAAATTTCATAATATACACTGTAAATTATATTATTTCCTATAGTTATTTTTCGTTTTTTTAAAGTATGTATATATTGTTCAGAACTTGAACTTGAATCAGAACTTGAACTTGAATTAGAATTATTAAAGGTATAGATATTTTTAATTTTTTTATTATTTGTTAAAATAAAACTTGTAATGATATTATCATTATTACAATAAATTGTAACTAAATTTGGACAATTTAGTATTGTAATTTCTTTAATATTGTTATTAATATAAATAGCTTTTAATTTATTACAACCTTGGATTGTTAAATTAGATACTTTAATACAGTTATTAATAATTAAAAACTCATTTTTTAATCCAATGCATGAAATTTTATAAAAATCAACATTACTAAAAAGTATTAATTTTAAATTTATATTTTCAAAAATCATATGGTTAACATAAGGAACATTTATACTAACTAAATTTTTACACTTATTTATATGTAAACACTGTATAATTGTATCTTCATCATTATTAAAATCAATATTAATTAATTTTTTACATAAATTGAAATAATAAAAAACAACATGATTCGTATTGTTTTTAAAACATATATTATTTAATTTAAAATTCTCAACATATAATTTTTTATATTCATTTTTACTATTATTGTATATTTCTATATCATCTAATTTATTAATAAAAAACTCCATAAATATATTAATATTAATATAATATATAATAAATTTTTATTATGATGTATGTTATATTAATATTAAGTTTAATATTTATAATATATTTAGAATACATAGAAAAACATAATAAACAATTACAGGAAGAATTAATAAATATGGAAATTCAAGCATTAGTACAAAAAGCAAACCCTGTTTTATTAAATACTATATATAATTTAAATCTTAGTTCTTATGATAAAAAATTAATAAGATACTATTTATTAGATATAATAAAAGATAAAACCCCGGAAAAAAAAATATCTAAAAATGAAATATATAATACTTTTAAAGGAACATCATATACATCAGGTATAAAATATGGATTAGAGATGATTAATACATCATCTCCTATAAATTTACCATTATCTGCAGCAATAAGTAAAATTTGCCAAACATTATTTTAATTTAAAATTGAATATACTATATAAATATATATATAATTATATTATAAATGGAAAATATAAGACCAGGGTGGGATAAATACTATATGGATATTGCAGACGCGGTAAGTAAAAAATCACCAGATAAAATCAAAGTTGGTTCTATTTTAGTATCCAATAAAAATAATAAAATTATAAGTACTGGGTATAATTCTACACCTAAAGGAGTTGATAATAATAATATTGATTTTTCCGATCGGGTTTTAATTAAAAAAATAATGATACATTCTGAATTAAATTGTATAATTTTTAAAGATAAATATGAAGAATGTACATTATATGTAACCAGATCACCATGTACAAATTGTGTATTAGTTCTTGCCGCATCTAATGTTAATAAAATTATATATAAAGATGAACATAAAGATATCGATGAATCAAAAAAATTATGTGGATTTTTTAATATTAATTTAATTAAATATTCAGCATAATTAACAACTTTATTTTTTTAAATGTGATAATATTTAAAATTTATAAAATATATAATATTATATAAAATATATATATAAAATATATAATGGAATTAATAAATTATATACAATTTTTAGCAGTAATTATTATAGTTATATGTTTATTACCTAAGGGTGAAAAAATTCACGAAAGTAATAATTATATACCAATACCCAATTATATACAAAAACAAGAAAATAATAAAGTCTTTTCAAAACAATCAACAAATTATTTAAAAGAAAATTTAAATAGTGGTAAAAAACTCAAAGTAATACCAGCAGATCGTAGACCTACTGTATGTGGGGTAGAAAATTATAACATTGAAGATAAAATATTAAAATTAGATTATGAAATGAATAATAATAATTATAATGATAATCATATTATAGATAAAGACCAAAAACATATAGAAAATATAATATATATGAATAATATAAAACATTGCGATTTTCTATAAATGAATTAATAATTATTTTATAAAAAATATATATTTTTTAATTATATATGATAAAAATGAATATACTTTTATTTTTTTTATTTAACTTATTTTTAAAACCATTATTTATAAATTCATTCAATTTTAATATAACTAATATACCTTTTGATATTATTGGGGATATCATTACTATACCTGATGTAAAAACATGTAAAATAACAGAATATAATAAATCTAACATATTTAACCCAATACATTTATGTAAAGTAATTATAATATCCCCAGAATATATAATTACACCACATTCATGTATTATAGATAAACAAGATATATTTCTATTACATAATAATACTATATATACGTTTGATTATATAATATATAAAAAAAATATAAATATAAAAAGTATAAATAATAATTTAGGATTAGTAAAATTAAAAGAAAAAATAACAGATTTAAATAAATATGAATCAAAAAATAAAAATATTGATAATTTATATATATCACCATATAATGATTCACTAAATTTTAGTGATATAACAAAACAAATTACAATTAACAACAATATGTCACATATTATAAATAAACGGGCAACAATATATAATTATATATATCCAAATTTAAAATTAAATAAAATAAAACATACAAAAAATTTAAAGATAATTGATAATTATTATTATTATATTGATAATGAAACTAATAATATTGATATTGATACATTAAAACTTGAAAATATAAAATACAATTTTAATAATAATTTATTAATAAAAAGACAATTTAATATTAATTTAATTCAGTATGAAATAATATGTATAGATACAATTATATACGAATATGAATTAAATAATGAAATAATAAATGTAACAATATGTATACCATTAAATGATATATATAAAATATATGAATTAGATATTAATAATAAAATAGATAATAATTATAATAAATTAAGTACAAAATATAATATTATACCAACAATAAGAAATAATATATATTCATATATAAATATTATACAATATGATAAAAATTGTAGGATTATTAATAATAATATATTTTTATCAAATTCGTATAAATTAATATATAATATAAAATTATTATTAATATTATTATTATTCAGTTTGTATTTAAATTTATTAGCATAAATACAAAAAAAAATATTATTATTAAAAATATTAATTATCAAATGCATATAATAATGAATTAAATTCAACATTGGTTAGCATCTTCTGTTTACAACAATAATTAGTAATATTTAATACATCAAAAATTTTTTTAGTTTCAATATTAATATTATTATATTGCATGTTATTATAAAAATGTATATTATTTTCTTCATCATCTATTTTATTTTTTTTTAATTCATCTTCATACATTTTATTTTTCATTAACATATATAAATCATAGAACTCTCCCAATGAATTATTACAATTTGAACATCTAATATATGGATACATTATTATATTATATAATATATATTATATTTATATTCAATTTTTTTTATATATAATTTATATAATTTATATTCTCTTTTTTAATTCATCCTGATCTACTTTGGATAATGATTTAATACTAGATATCAATGCCTTTAAGCTTAATTTGCTATTACCGGCTTTCTTCTTACGTAAAGCTCCTCCTTTATATGTAATAGTATTTCCACCACTAATAGATTTAACTATTTTGTCATGTTTAGATTTATTTAAAGGGACATATAACAATGATTGAGATTTTACAAAATGTTCTAGACCACTTAAAAAGAATTCATTTGGTTTAATTAACTTTTTGTAAAGACTACTATCACAAATTGTTAGGTCATTTTGCGATGTTGAATTTTTAAATACTAAACTTTGTAAATTATGAATTGTTTCACTTTCACAGAAGAATTCATCATCTCCATATAAAAATCTTATTTCATCTTGTAGTACTTTTAACAATGGGTCAGCTTTGTAAACACTTTGTAATAATTCAGGATAAATTGAAGTATTATTAACAAAATCTTTATATTCTTTAACAACAGCATTTGGTAATTCAACTTTTGAACATTTAAATTCTAGTAAATTTTGACGAATTTTATTAATTTCAGATAATGAATCTCCTGTTTCAACATTTTCAAAACAGTCACTATATACTTTCTCAGAATCATCTACAGGTAAAATACCACCTTTATTATTCCATTCTTTAAAAATGTCATCGCTAAGTATTAAATTTTTTGTTTTTCCTAATTCCATTATTAAAAACCAAGTAACCATAGGGTTGTTATCAACAACATAACAACAAGAATCATATGCGGCCTTATGATTTGTTTCTAAATAGTGTAACAATGATGCAATATTTTCTTTAAATACACTTTTATCATCATTGTAACTATCAACTAATTTTTTAGTCAATTGTGTTCTTTCTCCTACAGCATTTCCTTTACCACCATTGACCATATCACTATATGGACATGATCCGCCAGATTTTGATTTACTTGCAGTTTTTACTGCGTTTGGTACATCAGCACCACTGTAGTTATATACTATTTTTTTATCGTTTCCCCATAAAGCACCACTAAATAATTTAATATTATCATTTAATTCTTTAACATCATCGATTGTTTTACCTAATAAATTAACTACTTTACCACTACTTCCGGATTTATACATACCCCGGATAATTAATGATTTTAACATATCTAATGCTTCTTCTTCTTTTTTAGAATTTATTTTTTTAATTAATTCTTTATTTGGTAATAAATATGTAGTTTCTCTGTTATTATTTCTATATAAATACTCTGCACATAAATTATCAATAATTTCATAAAAATCTTTATCGTTTTTTTCAACGTATCTTAATACATCACAATATCGTTTTGCCATTTTTAGAATATATTATATTATGTTTTATATGATTATTATATATATATTAATATAAAAAAGTTATTATTTTATTAATAATTAAATAATATACTTTTACTTATTTAATTAAAAATAATAAAAAATATATTATATGTAAATCATATTTTTATATTATAATAAAAATATATTTTTTTATTAATTTTAATTAATTAATAAAAAATTAAAAAAATTATAACACAACCTTAATTATAATTTAAAAAATGTAATTAAATAATTATTTTTATTTTCAAAATAAATAATTATTTATTAATTTAAAAATATGTTTAATATGTTATATAATTAACATATTAAAAAATATATACTACAAATTAATTAAATCTTAGTAACAATGAATATGGAAAAAACATTAGAAGAATTTGTTAGTGGGATTGCATCAATGACAGGAGGAATGGATGAAAGATATGACCCAGACTCTCAACTTTCATTTGACGATGATGCTAAGGGTGGATACGTAATCAGTGGAACATTTAGAAGGGATGGTGGGAAACAAGAAGCACTTAGTGAAGAATTATTTTCAGCTATGGGTGGAAATCGTTTTAACGTAGTAGCAGACGGTATTACTGGAAGTATTGAAGGTGGAAGTCGTTTTGACGTAGTAACAGATGGTATTTCTGGAGCTGTTGAAGAATTTGTAAATTATTCACCAAGTGTAATGGGTGGAGGGTATGAGTCTTCTATTGTAGCAGGCGCAAATAAAAAACAAAAGGAATTATGTTCTAAATATACTTCATACAAGGTTGAAATTCAAGATTCAATTGCAAATCTTATGTTATTAAAACAATTTTTAGCACAAGGGTATGAAAAGTTATATGAACTTATTGAAAAATCTGATGCACGACATGAAATTGAAATTGGTGCAATACAAGATGTTCATCAAAGAGTTTTAAGTGAAGTTGATAACCAATTGGATACATTACGAAAACTACTTGATGTTACAATCAATCCAACGCAAAAAGAATTAGCTTCTGCTTTAACTAAATTTTCTGATTTTGATAAGGTTGCACAATTATTAATGCCATATGATTATAATACATCTGAAGCAAGTGATCGATTAGCTTTAGCATATTCTGGCGTTTTCCAAATTAAAAGAAATGCAGCCAAGGTTCAAAAAGCATTAGACACTGTTAAAATGACATTAAGCGAATATAGTAGCACTAATAACATGAACGATTTAACAAACAAGTTAATCAAATCATTTAAAACTTCCAATGTTGATTTAAAGAACTTAATTGAAGCAATGGGAATTTTAAAGAATAATTTTCAAAACAAAAAGGCTATTGCTGATTTTGTTAAAGACCCAAAGAAAATGGATGTTGGTAATTTTAAACGAAAAGGTGGAGAAGAAGGAGGATTAAACAAAACTGAACTTGGACGTATCCCAAGTCAAGATACTGGTTTATCTAAACGAATTAAGAGTTCTAAAACTACACTTAAAGAATTGTTTAAATTGTTTATGTATGATGTTAATCAAAAATATGATGAAATTAAGAAGAGTGCTGATGTAATTTCGTCAAACATTGGTCATGATATAGATTACAATGAAAATTTAACTAATTTCCTTGATGCTTATGAAAACTTGGGAGAATTATCTAACAGAAACATTTATTATTCATTAATTGGAATGAGACGTTCATCTGCAGATAAACAAGCTAAGCAAATCTTTTTAGATAATCTTACGTTAATTTCAAACACTCTCACTAGTTTGAAAACAGGAAAATATGGTAATTATTTTAGAGATATTCAAAATAATATCAACAATTTGATTGTTACTATTGATACATATACTGATATGTTAGAACATTCTAAAACAGTTGTTCATACTAAATCTGGTGGTGATGATGATGACAAAATTGTCAATGATTTATTTGAAGAAAATAAATTAATTAATGATTCTGTTCTTATCTCTTCTACCAACGTAGTGAAAGAAACTGTTAATAAATTGAAATTTTATGGTAATTTGATTGCTATGAAACAAAATTTAAAAGCATCTTCTACTCAATTTAAATTGTATAAAGAAAACTATGCTAACTTATTGGGAAAAACTATTGGTAATAAATTAACATTATTAAATGATGATTATCTTCAAACTATTAAAGCAATTGAAAATAAAGGACCAGATGGAAAAACAACTAAAATTGGAGAAGCACTTAAGAGTGACGATGATAAGAAAGCAAAAGTGAAATCATTTGTTAAATTGCAATTTGAAGCTAGAGAAGGTTTATATAAAACTATAGAAGCAGTTGATACTTATTTGATGAACTTTACTGAAAATATTGTTGCCAACCCTGAAGAAGTTAATGAAATTCAAAAAATGTTAAACTCTGTTCAAGTTATTACAAAATGGTATTCTAACCAATCTGGTAATGATTTAGTTGCGTTATTTGAATTATTTAATTCAAATACAGCTCAAGATCCTATTGACAAAATTTTAGAAGGAAAACCAGTCGAGACTAAGGATGGGTTAACTGGATATGGTGCTGATATTGCAGCACAAATGAAAGATTTACATATAGATATTGACCATGTTGAAAAAATATTACAAAAATGTAAAAAATCACTAGAAGGTGTTTCGGTATTAAAGAATTTAATTTCTACTTTTACATATGTTGGAGACAGATTTAAAAATACTTCAGTCAAAGATTCATTATTTATGAGCCCTAATGTTATTTATAAACATCTATTTAAATATTTGTGGATTTCTGCATTTCAAGTACATTTTTATGATGCAGATAACGCAGCTAATCTTACTGAATTAGCAATGGTTGTACATAAACCATTAACAGTACAACTTCCACGACCCGCAGGTGTTGTTGATACACCTACAATTGTAGATGGGATATCTGAAAATAAACATGATATATTCCAAACCGATGATGAATACTTCATATTACTATTAAAATCGATGATTGCTAAAATTTACACAGTTGTTGGTACATTTTCATTACAAAAAGATCCAACTAATATTAAGAGTTTAGTACAAAATAAAACTAGATTAATATTGGGAGGTGCCAATAATGTACAAATTATTGACGAAGCAATGGAATTATATATTCGATTACCATTATTAGTTGAATTCTATCGAGGTGTGTTTGATGATAGTAATAAAACTTCTCGTGGAGAATTAGATAATGCTAAAAAATCAGAAGAAATTGTTGCATTTTTACCTGAAGTTGGAAGTGTTTGGAGTAACCTAATTTCTATTATCTTTGATAAATCAAAACATATTGAAAATGACATTTATACAACAAATAACTTAAATAGTATTATTTCTGAAATTAATAAAATTTATAAATATTATTCAAGCACTAAAGATTCACGAGTTGTTATAAATGGGTTAATTAATGAAATTAATAAACGATATGGTATCCTTAAAAGAAAAGATATTAATAGTTATTATTCATTAATTGAAAAATATCAAGGAACTGCTACTGGTGAAGATGTAACGATAGATAATAATTTAAATTTCGATATATTAGATGAAGATAATGAATATGATTTGCCAGCACCATCTAATCAATATACTAAAACAGCATATAGTAGTGAATTATTAAAAGCAAAAAGACAAATGGTTGATGATAGAAAAATGATTGAAACATTCCGAAAAAATATTGATGAACAGCTTACTTTTGATAATGACTTAGACGATGTGAGTGTGAAATCATTTAAACAATTTATTAAATTATTTAAAGAAGAATTAAAAGCATCTACATCTAACGATAAGAAATATGAAATTGTTGTAAAAGCAATCCAAAAATCAAATCAATCTACTAATAGTAATAAAAGTCATTATATTTTGTTCCACGAATTGGTTGTTGCGCCACTTAATATATTATCATACTTTAATGAAATTACTAAAAAGTTTTTAACAGATTTTAAATTAGAAGGGGGTGATGCTGCTGGAGCAGCTAAAGCATTTGATTTATTAAATCATTTTGCTAATGTTGATACAAATGGTTTAATTAAGTTAAAATTTGTTTCAGATGTTGGACTACTTGTTGATTATAGTAATTTCCAAGAAATTATTGAAAATCTTATCGAAAATATTAAATATATGTTACAAAAATTTAATGTTATTATAAATAAAAGTAATATTGATTCAAATAGAAGTGAATTATATAAATTGGAAGATAGCTTATTAGTAAAAATGATATTGAACAAAAATAATAAAGATGGTTTAAGTTTAGAAAAATTGGCAGTATCTTTAAATAATGTATCTACACATATTAAAAATCCAGAAATAAAGGTATTAATTGCTAGTAAAATTTTATACAAAACTAATGTTCCAAATGTAGAACAAACTACGTTACATAAAGACATGTATAAAACATATAATACCCAATCTAAAATGTGGGAACCTTTAACTAATATTGGTACAGTTGGTGTTTCATTAAGTAATGATTCATCTATGGTAAATCAATTAAATCATTTAATTACTACATATTTAGTATCGTTTTATAATATTTCAAACAAAAAAATATATAGTAATTTGTTAAGTACTTTTAATCAAACTATGATTACGTTATTATTAAATGACAGACTTGGTTTTAAAGATCATGCTGGTACCACTAGTTTCTTAACAATTAGTGGAACACCAGTAACTCTTAAGGTTGGTGATAATAAATCTATTTTAAGTGCCAGTGTATCATATATGGTAACTACACTATTAACAAGAGATTTAAACCCACAATTAAGTAATAAAATACATTTAGTTGATGAATTTTCTTCTGTTTCTCCACATATTATTGAACGATATCGTTCTCAATTACCTATTTTAATTAAATTATTTACTCTTTTAATTAAAAAATGTTTATATTATAAACAATTGTATGTTGAAAATATGACAGAAGATGGAGTTGGACAAACACAAAAAGCAAATTCTTCAATTGTATTAGATGGTATTATTGAATGTTGTAATAGTATTTTAACTGATGCTAATAATGTTCTTAATGAAGTTCACCAATTAGATAACAATGCCACATCATTATTTATGGAATTAAAACAAAACTTTATTAGAAATTACTATAATACAACTAGTGCAACACCATTTATGCCATTATCTGCACTTACTATGATATTAGACCCATCATCTATTGATACACTTGTGCCAAAACATAATAACACAAGTGATCATCTTAAATATCAATATGGTATTAAGGATATATTAAATGGTAATTCTGAATTTACATTAAAAAATATGACTTATGTTAATGAATTATGTAAAACATATAATTCATCAGTTAATAATGCTCATAATATTGATGATAGTAATGTCAATAAAATTATATCTAATCAATTAACTTTGTTAAAAACTTTAACTACAATGAGATATTCTAATTATTTGAGTGATGCAGCTAACGTTTTAGCACCTCCTCAAGCTTTAAAAACATCGTATTTTAGTGATTATACAAAATTACCAATTTATATTAATAATATTGAAAATAGTATTAGAGAAAGTTCTATAAATGCACTATATACATTCTTAAATGCAACATCTGCAGATACTAGTATATTGGCATTAAGTCGAAAACAAGCAAGAAAGTTAAATATAGTTGAATTAAATATTGTACCAATTAATGTTCATGCATTATTAAGAGAAGTTCCGTTGATTAATGTTTATAATTATGCATTTACTTTTGATAATTATGTTAATGAAACTTTAAGTGGAGGTGATGCTACAGTTGTGGCTTTACGTCAATCATTACTAAATCCACATCAATCATATCCAGTGTCTGCTGAATATAATAAAACATTGACTGGATCAATTCCTCAATTAAAATTATATCAACCAAGGTTTTTATCAGATCAAATTGCTAAAAAGGTATTAGTTGTGCCTGGGCGAAAAGATACTAAAATTGTACAAAATCTAGTATTCTTAAGTAATTTACAACGAGTGTTACGAGTACATATTAAGGCAAGTCTTGATACTATCAATACCAAAATTGTTGAAAAAATAAAGTTGACAAGTGAACAAATTACAGATTATACAGGAACTCAAACTTCTTATAATGATAATGAATTCGAAATGGCTTCTAATGTATAAGAATATTTATATTAAATATATAATTTTATATATAAATATATGTTTTTTAAAATAAAAGGTAAGATTATAAAAGTATATAAAGAATCAAAAAAAATAAAAATTTTTTTGTATAATGAAGAAGATGTTGAACATTTTAATCACTTATTGAGTTTAATTGAACAAGACCAAAATGAAAATAATACATATACATTTAAATTGACACAAAATATAAAAATTGATGTTAAATCAATTATAAATTATACAAATATGGAGGATTTATTACATTTAAATGTAATAATTAGCGGGAGTACAAAATATTATTGTTTCGATTTAAATAAAAATGTTTTAAATAGTCAACCAAATATTGTACAAGGATATACATTTATGGTAAATAAATTATCAAATTATAATGATAATAATTAATTAAAAAAAAAATGAATTTATTAATTATAAATAATAAGTAACAAATATGGAAAGTAAACAAACTTTTATTGATCAAAATTTCATATTAGCAAATTATGATGATAAAAATTATAAGCTAATCGTATACCGTATACATCCAAATGGTGATATAATGAAAAAAAATATATATATAATTTACAAAGGTAATGTTAAAAAAATATATATAAAAAATAATTCATTGTATCTTAATATAACAGATAATAATAATAATAAAATAGTATGTTGCATATATAAAGATAATTTATTAAATATTGGTAATAATTCTTTAGAAGAATTTGTATATCATTTATTTGATAAATAATTATTCTATTTTATATAAATGGTAGAATAATAAGTATGAATTCATACTT